ATTGGAAAACTAACATCGACATTTTCTTCAAATAATAATCTAAAAAATATTTCGATTGAATCTGTTGAACCTCTAAGTTTATAGAAATTTAAAATATTTTTATAAAGTGTTCGTCTATTTGCTAATACTGAAGCAGGAACTGCAGGAGCAATTTCTTTTTGTTGTTTTTCTAAATAATTTGTTTCATTAACATCGATATCCATAGCGGACTCAATAGTATTAATAACATATGACGGACCTGGACCTGCATAATATTTAATTGGAGTAGTTAATTGAGCAGATGATCCATTATGCGCAGATAATAAATTTGTTCCTTCAAGATTACCTTCTGAATCTCTTCGTGGTCTTACAGTAAATGTTTTACCTACGCCTTCTAGTTCTGATAATGAACCTGGTAAATCGTTACCATTTGTAATTTGTATATCACCACTTGTTAAAGGTATAGTAGTTTTAACACCAGCTGGTGAAGTAACAACTAATGTTGATAGCGAACCTTGTTGGTCTGTAAAGAAATGATCGTTTTCGTTATTAGGGTCAGACACTCTGAATGTTGCTTTATCATCTAATATAACATCCGTAAAAGTTTCTGTCTCTTCATATAAAAACTCATCAAGGTTCATAAAAGTATAATAAGCCTTTAGAAGTTTATTGAGTTCAGGACTTCTTGCCAGAATTTCAGAAGGTACTAATTGGTCAATACGAAGATTCTCTTTTGTAATATCTTTCGTACTTAATAAGTCTTCTAAAAATCCTGGTGAAAAAGGTTTATTATTTTGCATTATCTAATTCTCGAATTCGTTGTATAACTGTTTCTTCCTGATGAACCAGATGTTGCAATAGTATCGATTTGCGCAGTTACATTTACAAAATTACTATCGATATTTAAAATCTCTTGTCTTGCCGGAGCGATATCTAATGCATCTGGCACTACGGTAATTTTTACAGATGTCGCACTATCAGCAACAAATGTATGTAATGTTACTTTACCTAATGCTAAATCAATTTCTCCAGCATCAGCAACCGCTGTAACATTTACGCCATCCACAACTTTATATACAATTACTTGTCGTTTTGAACTTCCACTAATTGGTATATCACCAAAGAAATGGTCAATACCACCAACTTTAAATGCTCCAGATGTTAATACAAAATCTGTAGAACTACCTGAGTCAAATATTGGCGCAGCAAAATTTAATTCAAAATTATTATTTTGTTGTTGTGCAGAAATAGTTTGGAACATTCTTGGTCTTACATTACTGTTTTGTATACTTGGGTCTGCGTTATCAATGTTTCGTAATAATTGTGAATGTCTAAATACACCATCAAATTTATTTAAATTATTAAAATTATAATCAGATATAGTATCTTTAACTACAGACTGTAAAGAGACAACATCTCTGTCTGTAAGGTTTGGATTATATTTTACGAATACATCGAGTTCTAAATTTGTAAACTCTGGGTCAATTAATTCTGGTACAATCGAAACAATATTTTTTCCTTTTAGTATTGAACCTTTAATCTCATCTTTTTCGTCTTGAGTTAATGCACCGGCCAATAATGGTTTAATGGCAATATAAACTTTACCATACTCTGGTGGAACCTGGTCTTCACCACCCCATGTAGAAATAGAATCAATATTAGTAAACTGTTTCTTAAGTATGGACGCATAGTCCTCTGCTGTCACTGCTCTATCCTGAGTAGCAAAGGTAAGCGGAGCATTAAATCGAATAGATTCTGTGGTCTCTGGTTCAACACCACCAGACGCTGCAGCAACTGTAGTGACTGTATATGTTGATGAACCTGTTAGTCCTGTTATTGAATCATTAAATACAAAACTATTAGCACCATTACTATCACCGCCTTCAGTTATAATATAATCAACAGTTACGATATTATCTGATGCAGGTTTTTTTCCAATAACACCATCACCAAAATAAATTTCGTAATAGCCAGAATTATTTTCTTGTAAAAAATAAACTTGTGAAGTAGAATCTATACCTGTTAATGATTCAAATTTTGTATATACATCGAATTGAGTAGAGTTCTGATTATTTTGTAGTCTTACTCTTAATGTAGATGTGAAGAACCATTACTTACTAAGTCTGCTGAATGAGTACCAAGTAAAACATAATCATAATTTGTTCCATCGGTTAATGTTGTTCTTAATGTTTGTCCACGATTTAAAGTAATCGTTGAAGGTAAAGTAGATGGATTATTAAAAGCACCTGACTCATTGGCAGCATTAATTACAATATTGACTGTAGCTCTTGGCGATAATATAGAACGTGGAGTATATCCTAAAAGCTTAGCACGCGTTACTACATTACCTCTAATCTGAGCGGAATCCAAAAAGGATTCGTTTAATGAATAGTGAGCATTCAGAGCATTATAGTGTGTATTATATGCTAGGACATCTAGTAATACACTTAACCCTGAACCATCAAAATCATATCCTGTAAATTCATCTTGAGTTTTGAGATAGTTTTTTAGATTTTTTTTAATTTGGTCAAAATCTAATTCTGTTACATTTAAATTATTTGCCATTATCTTAACCTTCTTAGTACAATTTCGACAGCATCATCGATATCGAATTCTTTTATTTTAAATTGTATTTGAACTCTATATAAATTTTTATTTGGTTCATCTTCAATTAATATATTCTGAAGAACAACTCTAGGCTCAAACCTTTTAATAGTAGATTTGATTTTGTCTTTAATTAAACCTTTAGTAATAGAATCAGCAGGTTCAAATAATAATCCACGTAAGTCCGCTCCTGTTTGAGATTGGAATGGTCTTTCAAATCTATTTGTTTGTAATAAATTTTTTATAGAATTTTTAATTGCATTGTCATCACGCAATGGAATAATATCTTTACGGATTGGATGTAGTGTTAAAGCCAAATCCAAATCGGTAATTGTTTTTTTACGGCTATCAATACGGGCTTTTTTTAAATCACCGCTGATAGTTTTGTCTTGTGATAGTAATGCCATATAGTTATTTATATAAGTTAACTAGGAGTTTCAAGAGATGGTTGTGTATTCACTACTGTTTGTACATCAGCTGGTAATAGCACTTCTTTTGGTACTCCAATTAATTCTAAGAATTTACAGAAATCAAATGTGAACCATTCTATTATTGCATCTAGTCCAGGTATGAGTTCGATAGCATCTGTGATGGTCGATAACATTTCTTTAACTAAATAATCCCAATAGTCTTCAGCGAATTCTCTGAGTTTAGTCATTAATCTATCCCTTTGGAACTCAGAAATTTCTACATCTTCTTTAAATTCGCCACCTAATATTTGTTCTATTGTAAATCCACCAATTGTTATTTCTTTTAAATCTTTTATTTGTTCATCTATATCTTTATTTGTATCTGATATAATATTATTAATTGCTAGCTTTGCTGCAGCTCTTGGGTCAGTAGGTAAAGTAAATCCTAACCCTAAATCAGATAACCCTTGTATAAAATTACCTGTTTGAAACTCTTTTACCTTTTCTCTAAAATAATTTTTTATTGATTCTTTTCTAAAATCTTTAGAGTCGAACTTATCTTTATATATTTGATACTCTGCTGGTAATAAATCGTATACACTGTCAACATCTATTTCAGAAAACAAAGTATTTAAATAAGTTCTATCTGTAGCAAATTTAATTAAATCTACTTCTATACCAAGTATGTTTGCGGTAATAGATATCGGCGTAAGGTCAGAAACTATTTTTAATAATCGCGCTTGGACATATGTACTATACTCTCCGACTAATCCTCTTACTCTGATTTCCCATTCTATTTCTTCTATTTGTATTTTTTCAAACTTAGGGTCGTATGGTTCAAAGATTGGTTTTAAATCTTCTAATATTTTTTTTATATCTTCTCTTTCGTTTTTATATGCGTAGGAAGCTAACTCTTTAAAAAAATTTGTAAGGTTAGCTGGTGTTGGCAATAATGTTGCCGGACATTCTAACTGTGGTACTGTTAAGTTTGTTGTTGACATTATATAACTGTTGTTTTAGTATTTGATTTAATTGTAATACCACCTGTAGAATCCATAAGTATAAAAGAACCTGATTTATGTTTAACATGAATTCTTTCTGCACCATCTTTATTATCGATTTCAATAAGATG